CAGCGCGAGGCCAGCGGTGCGCTCGTGAAGAACGGGGCCCGCTTCAACGGAATCATCGAAGCCCCTCCCGGCACCCGCAAGGAGCAGCTCGAAGACATCCGCAAGGAGTGGTCATCCCGGCATGAGGGCGCGGGTAATTCCGGCCGCACGCCCGTCCTCTGGGGCGCTCAATTCAAGGCGGTCGGTGGCATGAGTGCTGCCGATGCGCAGTTGATCGAGTCCCGCCGCTTCGAACTCCAGGAGATCGCCCGCCTCTACCGCATCCCGCCCGTCTTGATTGGCGACTCCACCGCCGCCACGAGCTTCGGCGCAGGCATCGAGCAGATGAATCTGGCGCTCTTGGCCTACTGCCTCAACCCGTGGCTGGTGAACTGGGAGCAGTCCCTTGATTACTCCCTGCTCACCACTGACGAGCTACGCTCGGGGCTGCGCTTCTGCTTCGACCGCGAAGAGATCGCCGCCGTGGCGCTAGCGGCCAAGGCCGCATTCATCGCCGCCATGCGCACCTCGGGGGTGTTCTCGCCCAACGATTCCCGCGAATGGCTCGGTTACACCAAGTCCGATGCCCAGGGCATGGACGACTACCGCGCCCCGCTCAACTCCTCCTCTTCGGGCTTCCCCTCGCCGGCCTCCGAACCCGCAGCCGACCCCCAACCCACTCCCGCCGCCACATGAGCACCACTCCCGCCCAATTTTCCGCCCCCACCATCGAGCGCCGCTTCACCACGGGAGCCGTCGAACTGCGCACCGAGGGCGAAGGTGCCACTGCCAAGCGCCTCGTTCGTGGCTATGCCGCCGTGTACGCGTCGGACTCGGAGAACCTAGGCGGCGAGAGCTACCGCATGATCGAGCAGATCCAAGGCGGCGCTTTCGATGAAGTCCTCAAGGACGATGTGCGGGCGCTGTTTAATCACGACGCGAACCTGATCCTTGCCCGTTCCAAGGCGGGCGTCGGCACCCTCAAGATCGGCACCGACGCACGCGGGCTCTGGTATGAGTTCGAGGCACCGGACACGCAGGCGGGGCGCGACCTGATGGTTTCCCTGGCACGCGGCGACGTCGACCAATCCTCATTCGGTTTCACGGTGAGCAAGGAGGGGCAGAAGTGGGAAGAGTCGACCCGCGACGGGGTCACCACGGCCCGCCGCACGATCACCAAGGTTTCCCGCCTCTACGACGTTTCCCCGGTTACGTACCCCGCCTATCCCGACGCCTCTGCCGCGCTCCGCTCGCTCACCGAGCACCGCAGCGCGGCATCGGCCCCCGCACCTACGGCACCCGCCGACAACCAATTTCCGATCACGGGCGCGCAGGCCGCCCGACTCGGGCTTCAGATCAAGTAAGTCCTGCGCGCAAACCCGTCCCAACACCCAAAACACCCGCAATTATGTCCACTAAGAACATCATCAAAGAGCGCTCTGAGCGCACCATCAACCTCCGCAAGGAGGCGCAGACCCTCGACACCACCACCACCGAAGGCCGTTCCCGCCTTGACGCTATCTCCACCGAGATCGGCGACAATGACGCCGTGATCCACGCCGAAGCTCGCCGCCTACAGGTGGCCGGCGCTCAAGTTCCCCAGCTCTCCCAGGGCGAAGAGCGCAACGTCGCTGGCTTCGACATGGGCAAGCTCCTTCGCCACATGCACCGCAGCGCCAAGGGTGCCGCTGTGCAGCCCATCGACGGCGTCGAGGCTGAAATGATCCAAGAGGGCGAGCGCGAGGCCCGCGCCGCTGGCTTGGAGACCGGCGGCATCATGCTGCCCCGCATCCTCGTTCGCCGTGGTGCTCAAGGTGCCGAGCGCCGCGATATGACCACCACCGCCGCCGAAGGTGGCCACACTGTCGCCACTGAAAAGCGCGGCCTGCTGGATGACTTCTTCAACGCCTCCGTGATGCGCCAAGCTGGTGCCACTGTGCTCGAAGGCCTCACCGGCAATCTGGATCTGCCCCGCCTCATCGCTGGCACCAACCCCGCCAAGAAGACCGAGAATGCCGCCGCTGATGAAGTCTCGCCCACCACGGCGATGCTCTCCCTGTCGCCCAAGCGCCTCCCCGCTTACATCGACATCAGCGAGCTGCTCCTCAAGCAGTCCTCCAGCGCAATCGAGACGCTCCTTCGCTCGCACCTGACCAACCAGATGCTGGCCATTCAAGCGGCTGCCTTCTTCCACGGCACTGGCACCAGTGAGGCCACGGGCATCGTTGCCACCGCTGGCATCGGCTCGGTTGCCGGCGGCACCAACGGTCTCGCCCCGACCAATGCGCACATCATCGCCCTCGAAACCGCTGTTGATACCCAGAACGCGCTTCTCGGTAACCTGCGCTACGTCTCGAACGGTCAGATCCGCGGTAAGCTCAAGCAGACCCTGCGCAATCCGTCCGGCACTGATGCCAGCTACATCCTCGGCGATTCCGGCCTGATCAACGGCTACCAGCCGCTGTTCACCAACGCCGTGAGCCGCACGCTGGTCAAGGGCTCCTCTGGCTCCACCTGCTCGGCCATCATCTTCGGTGACTTCAATGATTACTTCATTGGTTACTGGGGCGGCGTCAGCCTGGAGATGGTCCGCGACAAGACCAACGCCATCGGCGGTCTCTATACGCTGGTTGCCTCCAGCTACTACGACGGCGGCGTGGTTCGCCCGAAGTCGTTTGCCGCGATGCTGGACGCTCTCGGCGCCTAAGCCTGAGCGGTTGGCTCATCGAGCTTCTCGCCCATGGGGGCGGGCGGCTCCTTTAAGCCCATCTCTAAGCCCATGAAAATCACGCCTAACTCCGACATCCTGATCGGCGGCATCCATTGCCCTGCCGGTGTCGCCCACGAAACCAGCGAGGCGATCGCCCTCTCTCTCGTTGCTCAAGGGCTTGCCCGCTTTGCGCGCACGGCTGCCGCCATCGAGACCGCCGAGGCCCGCCCCGTGATCGAGACCGCCACCGCCCGCCCTTCCCGCAAGCGCTCCTAAAAAATGTCGCACCTGGCCACCATCACCCCGACGACTGCCGCCAACTCGCCGATCACCACGGCGGAATTGATCGCGCACTTGCGCCTGCCTTCGGTGATGGATGGGGCGGCGATCACGCAGCTGGCGGCGCTGCTCAACACGGCCCGCGAATTTGTCGAAGGTGCGACCGGGCGCGGCATGGCTCCCGCCACTTACCGCGAACTGTTCACCGCCTCCGAGGTGCAGGCCGACGCCATGCTGCACTTCGCCCGCGGCCCCGTCACCGCGATCACGGCGATCAAGTATTGGCCGGCCGACGGTTCGGCACGGGTCACGGTTACCAGCGTGCCAGCAATCGCCGCGCTCCTGGTGGAGATGGGCGACATGCTCCCCGGTGCGGCTTTTGTAACATCGGCCCTGACGGAGCTCGCACTCTACGACCGCCCCGATGCGCTGACCGTCGATTACGTAGCGGGACATGCGCTCGGGCTGTGCCCCGACGGCATGAAGCACGCCGTGCTCCTACTCGCCGCCCTGTGGCACGAGGAACGCCTGCCGCTGAATATCGGCAACATCGTCAACGAACTGCCCTACGGCCTCGGCACGCTCATCCAACACCAGCGCGTCGGCGGCTGGGTCGCATAAATCACCATGCTCACGCTCAAATTCGACAAGGACACCGGGCGCATGATCGGGATCGGGGCCGATGGCTACCCGCTCATTCCGGCCATCCTCAAGCGCCGCGACACCGTCGCCGTTGAGGTGGTGCTCTATTCCGCCGGCGTGCCGGCCACCTTTTCAGGCGGAACCTTGTCGATCGGGATCAAAGCCCGCGGGCTGTATGCTGGCGCACTGGTTGCAACGGCTGCCCTCACGCTAGATTCTACCACTTACACAGGCACAATTTCGCTTAACACCGAGGCGCTTGCCGACCTCTTCGCCGGAATTGGTCTGCCACCAACCGAGCCGGATTTCGTGCAGCTGGCGGCCGAGGTAATCCACAGCACTGGTTGGAGCTCTGAGGCCGTTCCGCTGCGCTGCGATAATGACTACATCACCGGCGACGAACCGGCACCCGGTGAATCTACCTCCGCTCTTACTGCCGCACTGGCAGAGCGCCTTATCTTCCGCTCGGCCCTGACCGGCGGCACTGCCACCAGCCTCGACGGCGTGGCAACCACTGGGCTGGTGCTCATGACCCCGTGCCTCGTTTCGCAGGCTGGCGCGCTCTCCACGTGGCAGCTGCAAACATGGGACGGAGTCACCGCAGAAAATGCCGATGGCGGGCTCGTCCTACCCGACGACGCAAACGCCGTCACCAACCTCAAAATCTGGGTCCGCCTCAACTGATGAAACGCCTCCGCCTACTTGCTATCGGGTCGCTGCTGTTGGCCATCACTGCAAATTCGCAGACAACCACGGCCACCAAGACCGTAAACAAAACGATCTCGGGCAATGCGCTTACCGAGGATTTGACCGTGCCCAGCGGCAAAACCCTGACCGTCGCCAACGGTGGCACGCTGACCGTCCCGGCCGCCGCGCTGCCCATCGCCGCGACCTCGGGCTTGCAGGCCGCCCTCGATGCCAAATTAAACGCGGCATCGCTGGCAACCGTTGCAACTACGGGCGCCTACTCAGATCTCACTGGCAAGCCATCCCTCGGCGGAGCCGCATCGCTCAACATCGGCACCACGACCGGCACCGTCGCCGCAGGCGATGACTCGCGCATCGTCGGTGCGCTTCCTGCGGCCACGGCGGCGACGACCTACCAGCCGCTTGAGATCGTAGTTACCACCACGCAGACGATCACGCCTGCAGCAAACGGGGCTAAATACTATGTAGATGGAACAGGAATTACCGTTAACTTTACAGACCCAAGCTCACCAGCACCTGGATTCTCCTACCAAGTTACTCTTGTAAATGGGTCTGTTGTTTTGGGTGGCCTTACGACTACATCCCCAACTGCTGGTCTGTCTTCAACCCAGCTAATGATGCTGCGGCAATACGCTGTTGGAGCATGGAGGACCCAGTGCATTCCGTGGTCCATAGCGCAAGCTGGGACTCCTGGACCAGCGTTAGGAGGCAGCGGTACTGTCGGCGCAGCGGGGGGATTCCTCACCGCCTTCTGGAACTCCGCCATAACGGGTAACGGTGGGGCCAACGCCGCGAGTGGAACAGGTAATGGTGGGGCTGGTGGGTTTATCGCTTCACGGCCAACATTCCAATTTCTAGGGGGTAGTGGAGGAGGAGCCAATGGCAACTTTTCTGGGGGGGCTGGAGGCACGGCACTGGTAACTGGAAACACAGGGTTGATAACCATATCCGGGAGTTCAGGAGGTCCAGCGGGAGCTGGTGGAGCAGGCGGAGCTGGTGGTTCTGTTTTAACCGGTGGACAGGCTCGTATGATCGCCATAACCGCTGGTATTGGTGGTGCTGGTGGTGCTGGAGGTGCTGGTGGAAGCGGGGGCAGTATTGGTACATCATCATCAGCTAATCTACTAAGCATACAAGGTGGCGCTGGTGGGGCAGGAGGCTCCTCAGGAGGCTCTGGGGGTAACGCCGGATCTATATTCAGTGGCTTCTCATCCGGTTTTTTCCGCGTGGTAGGCGGTAGCGGAGGAGCGGGGGGGTCCACTGGTAGCGGGGGCGCTGGCGGCGGATTGTCTGGTACCAATAGTTTAATC